CTTCTCCTGAATAAGTTGCAAGATTGTTGAGGAAATGTTAACAGACATTTCAAACCGCGTCCTTTATTTAAAAGAGAGACAACTCTTTACCCTTGTGAACATCGCCAATGCACATTCCAGACGTTGGTAGCGACAGCCAATCCACCCCACAACTCTATATCTGATCCTGTCCCGTTAAGCAACTGCCCTGTGGGGTTAGCTAGGTAGCGCAGCCAGGTACCTTGACACACCGAAAAGGTGATCTGGGGACCAGCTACAACCACGTAGCCCGCGCCAACAGGTTTAGCAGGAGCTCCTACAGGAACAGGTCCAGTTTGAGGTATGGAGTTAACAGCCATCGTTTTCCCCGCGCCTAAGATAGTGTATCCGGCTTTACTGAGGGTGTTCGGGGGTTGCGGGCCTAATCCAGGACCTGTCGGCCCTAATCCAGCTCCGCCTCCTCCCGGCGGTTGGGGTGGCTGTGTTATCCCCCCCGCCCCTGAGGTTGGATCTAATCCTTGCGAGATCCGATCCATCATTATCGCTTGACGCCGTGTAACCATCACGTAAGTTGCAGTATACCAGGAGTCGCCTTCTTCCCTCTGAAAGAGTACGTAACCACCACCGACAACAGAAAGTAACCAGACCAGGTCGGAACAGCAGGGGCGACAGCAGTAGGAGCACCAGGTTGCGTAGAACTCCAATATACACCAATGCCTCCGTTAAGAGACGTTGCAGGATTAGCAGGATCTGTGAGAATCTGCACATCCGATGCAGTATTTAAGTTAAACGAAAAGGGCTGATCTGCGCGTCGCACGTTTGTTAAGTTGGCCACAAAGTCACTCAAAGTTGAGTAGCGATTTGTGCTCTCGAAGTAGGCGTTGATAGCGACTCGGTCGTTGGTAACCGCTAGAACAGGGTTATACTTGATTTGGACAGAAAGGAAGCGGTATTCACCAGCTCCAATAAATCGACCGGCTAAACCGGGCGAATCCTTGAAGTTGATGTGTTTAACAGTCCCCGAAGCTCCCACGAAATCCTGGACAAGGAACTCGTAGTTCTCAGTAGTCCAAACACTCCGGCCCAAAATGCCTAGTGCTCGACTGTTGACTGCTCCTCGCGTAAGCTTGGAGTATCCCGGGTTGCTGTTTCCGCTAGTTCGTCCACCTCTTGCTCTCCTATTAGCGCGATTCCTACGACGTCTTGCCTTTTGTGCCTCAGTTGCCATAATTTGACGTGCCCAGCTGCACGTCAAAGACTTGTCGAATTAGGCTGTCTCCAACTCCTCTCATATTCCTGAGTTCATAATCTAGCTGGACCCCCATCTCGACCAAAAGGGGGGAGTTGGTTGCATGATTGGCAAACCGGAAGAGCATCTTCTGATAGTTAACTGGCCTCGCCAGGCCGTCCTTCCACCAGGTATGAGAACAGAACTCCGATCCCTCAAGAGTAGATGTGTATTCTGTCATCTTTGTGTCATGCCCTAGTTCCGCCAATATGGTTTCATAGATGCTGTCATGCAAATCAGCTTCTAGACAATCGTCACCCATGGCTTTGGCCCTTAAGACCTCTTCTGGATCTGGTTCTACACCATTTCTCTTGCACCATAACAGGTATGCAACCGCTCTAACGAACAATCGCAACCTGCTGTTACTTGAGGATGTGATATAAAGACCTGATGCCATTATCCCTGCACATGTTTGAGCGATCAGCTCACCGTCCGGAAGTATGAACAGCTTCCACATAGCCATGTAGAAGCGCGCCGTGCACAAAAGTTCATAGGCACTCGCTCGTGACCCGGCCAGATCAAGCCTCATCTGGAGCTCGCACCATAATTCCCAAAATTGCACCGACCAATCCCATCCGCTGATATCAGTTGCAGCCAGACGTCTTCCGAGAGCTTGAATCTTTTCAATCCAAGCCGCGATATGGCGCTGCTGTTCATCCGAGAAGCCTATCCCAGGCTGACTCGGTATGTCTTTCCACATTGAAATCTCCAGCTCATTCTGGCAAGAGAACAGAATCCTGTCTATAAGTTGATCCACGATGGAAACACCGCTAATCAACCTCAACTTGCCTGACTTGAGCTTACGTGCCCCATGTGGTTCATTCTTGATAAACAGCCGAATCGGGTCGCAGAGACCTCCTTCCACTAACTCAACCGGAGTCCGTGAATAGAGCCTCGGTTCACTCATAATCCGCTCAATTCTCCCAATCACCTCTCTCTTAATGAGGTCCCTCGACACGCGCTGAGTTTTGAATCCCTTATTTGTCTTATGAATCAACATCCAGGGAAAACCAGGTGTACTGGTACTCTGCACTTTGTCAAGTTCCTTCTCTAAGAGGACTTCGAAGGTGGCACGTAAGTCGCCAAAAGCTTGACGACCATCGGATTCTTCGAATACTGCTCCCCCATCAACTCTCTCTGCTCCTCCGAATTCAACCATTTTCGGCTGACGCCAACTGGCGATTTTAGTTTCAAAGAGTTCAGAAAGTCGCGCATAGCCTTGGGGATTGGCTTTGCGTGAGGGGTAGCCGGCTTGGAGGAACTCCCGCGCGATTGCGAGGATTTCATCTTCCGGGGGAGGGGCTTCCCTATGACCTTCGGCATGGATCTTAAGAGATCGCTTGACGTCTTCAGAGCCTGTTGGGGGCCACTGGAACTCGTTGAGCTCAGTGTTTCTGAGGGCGTCTGGCAATCGATCTTTCCGACCTCCACCGAAGCCGACGCGGTGTCCACTACGGCCGACTTTGCCAAAGCCTTTGTAGCACGTTGCGCCTTGCGTTTCAGTCGCTGTTTCTCTCCCTTCTTGCTCGGAGAACCGCTTTCCTTCTTTATCGAAGTAGTAACACCCGAGCTCGGTTGAGCGGGTCGGCGCCCGTTCTGAAAATCCGCTGACACGTCAGCTAACTTTCCAACCTTCTCCTCCTCTTTCAGCAAAGCGATTTCGGCTGCAAAAGCCTCACTCAACTTGGCTGATGAGAAGTCCTCACGGTCTTCGTACTCCGGCGTCCAGTCATCTTCTTCGTCTAAGACATCTGACCACAGGAAGCCAGACTTGGTGTCCGAAACCTTTAGCATTCGCATGCTGGAAATCGGAGCCATAGTGGCATCCTTGAAGCGTAGCGCCTTCAAGACTTTACCCTCTCCAGTTATCCAAGCTCGGTCGTAAGTCATTGAATCCCTTTCAATCTCGTCTCTCATGGAGATGCCTTTAGCAGAATTGTAGCTGCCACCTGCACCATCATTCGATTCGATCTCTTCAGTAATCCAAGGTCCTACGGCCACTCCAACGTTGTAGTCGGGGCCACCACGCACATGAATTCCAACGACCTTCCCTCCTGAAAAGATTGGAGCTCCTGAGAATCCGCCCTGAGTCGAAACTGAGTGTTTAAATTCACCTCCAGGTGAAGTAACCACTCCGCGACATTGGACTAATCCTTCCGAAGTCTCTGCCATAATACATAAGGGTTGGCCTTGGTTAACGTTGTGGCCTATCGTGGCACTCTTGATGCCTACTAGGGACCACTGGACGGATGGGATATCTACGAAAACCAAGTCTCCACCTTTTAGGTGGCCGTGGATAGCGAACTCCCCAAAGGGAAGTGACTTCTTGGTAGATCCGAACATCCTGTCTTGTGATGCATAGAGGGTCTTGAGTACGTGCTTGGCTGTGAGCATTCCATTCAGGCCATTTATAGTCACTCTGACTCCATGTCCAATCACATCGTTACCAGCCCTTAACACAACCTGTCCTTGAACAAGTTCCGTCATAAGCATCGGCCGCGAAGTTGGTAGGTACGTCTCTGGAACCTCACTGTCTTGCCTCTGAATTCGTTGAGACAAGAGAGCGAGCAAAAGATCCTGAGGCGGACGAACTAAGAGTGGTCCATTAGCCAAAGCAACTTCCATGTAGGCAACTCCACCCTCGAAAACAAGTTTGCTGTCAGCGAAGCTCCTAACAAGAGGCTTCACATCGACCACACTTTTCTTCAAGAGCTGAGTAGACCTGTATGAAAGCACGGGGTTGATAACTAGCCTCAAGAAGAAGCGTAGCGCCCTGACAATCCACACACCACCCCATACAAGTGTCGAGGCAACCTCTCGTACAGTATCAACCAATTCATGGTAGCTGTACTTAATTAGCTGCATCACTGCAGCTAACAAGGCTGGCACGCACACTCCGAAGACAATACAAACTAAGATCATGATGATCTCCATTCCGTATCCGCTTATAGGACGGTGTGTTAATTTTGAAGTCAAAATTCGGGTTTCAAAGATCTACGTATAAATCTCTTAC